GTTTAGTTTTTTCAGCAGTTGTGTAGGATGCAGTAGTTGCATCGAGTACAGCAGAGTGTGCTTGTACATTAGAGCCAATAGCTAAACCAAGATTAGTTCTTGATGTGCTTGCACTAGCAACATCAGATAAGTTATTAGCAGCTTGTAGTCCACCACTACCTGTTGTAATGGTTTGCCATGTTGATCCGTTCCAGACATAGATGATATCGTCACCTGTGTCGTAATACATAGCCCCTTCAGCTAAAGCATTACCATCATTATCGGTAGAAGGAGCAGATGACTTAGCACCTAAGTACCTGTCATCAAAAGAATCAAAAGATGCAGCAGCAGCAGTAGCTGAACTAGCAGCAGCCGTTGCAGAAGATGCAGAAGCTGTAGCAGAACTTGCAGATGCTGTAGCGGATGTTGCAGAATTACTTGCTGACGTAGAAGCGTTAGATGCTTCAGTAGCAGCAGTGGTGGCTGAAGAGGACGCAGCAGAAGCAGATGCAGCAGCTTCAGCAGCTTTAGTTGTGGCTACTGTAGCCTGACTAGCAGCGTCTGTGGTAGCATCTCCTGATCCTCCAGCCCCTCTAAATATAGCCATTATATGTCCTTACTTAGTTGCAATGTACATCGTAACTTCAAAACCAAATCTCATCTCAGTGTATTCAGGTTTAGTCCACATAACATTTCCTTTGTAGTAGTTTAAGTAGTTGTTGCTTCTTGTAATTGTCTATCTCACGCTTACGGCAGTAGTCTGTCCAAGACATAACACCCTCCTTTTTAAAGAAAGATGCGTTCCTTCGGTTTCCCTACTTCCGTCCTAATGGATGAACGACAATAATGAAACTCCCTAGACCTTGTGAGTCTAGGGAGATATTACAACCTACTTAATTAAGCAGGAACAGCAAGAGCAACAGCAGAACTGTCACGCAACTCAGCTACACCGTAAAGCATATCTGTCGTGAACAATGTTGCAAGCCACTCTTGTTTGTACTGGGTCTGTGAACGTACACCCATCTGCTCAGCAAGAACAAAAGCGTCCTTGTGTGCCATGAGACAAATACGGTCAGCACCAGAACTACCAGCACCTGAGTCAGCATTGGTTGTCACATAGGCTTTAACACCGTAGAGATCACCAACCTGTCCGTTACGGATCGTGTTGTTTTGTCCTTGCTCACCAACAAAAGACTCAGAACTAAATCTGTCAATACCCATCAAGGTATTTCTTGTTGTAGGTGGAACAATTAAAAAACGATCTGTCATTGGTACATCAGCATCATCAAGTCGCTGGATAGTACGTCTAACACCAGCATCAGTCAATGCAGCAGCATTAGAAGATGAAGAGTTATAGACAGTAGTTCCGTTAGAACCAATGAATGCGTTAGTAGTTGAAGCTGCTGTAGAGTAGGCAGTGCCTGAACCAGCAGTACGACCAAGCTGAATCAAGTCAGTATCTACTTGTTTAGCAATAGCAAAACCAGCGTCATCAGTGTAGAACTTTCGTAGAGAGCTAAGTGCCTGTGTCTCAACGATGTCCTCAATGAAACGTGAGTACTCGTAGTGCTTGTTGATGTTGACAAGAATCTCGTTCTCAGTTGCAGCTATAAGCGTTACCTGAGTTGATGCTGCCTTTGCAGAAGCAGAACCACGAGTTGGTTTAGGAATGTGAAGTACATCACCCTTCTTACCTTTGAAAGACATCTTGGAGAATAGGTTAGCAGCTATAAGATTAGCCTTATAAGCTGCAACAATTTCATCACTCCAAATTTCAGGGATGAACTTCGCTGCGGTGGTGGTTGTTACATTATTAGTACCTAGTGCCATTTCTTATTTCCTTTTCATTTAATAGACTCTTCCTTCCTCATAAGCAAGAAGGATTTCATCTGCGTTAGCATAGTATTTTTGTGGATCTCTTATAAGTAGTTCTTGAAAGGCTTTACGACTATATTTTTTCTTAGAACCCATTGAAGTGGAGCCTGTATCAACAGTGGCAGCTTTTAAAGACTTAACTCTAGACTCTTGAGAATCAGGAGTAATTTGTTGCTGTGGTTCTGAATTACTTTTAACATTTGAAATATCTTTCCAAGTGCTAATAAGTTCAGAAGCAGCTTCTAAATCATAACCTTCGTTAGCTTGTTTATGTAGTTTTTGTCTGATTGAAGACTTGTTCACCCAGTCAATAAACTGAGCGTCATTAACAACATCTTTAAAATCAGGAAACTGTTGTTGTAGCTGTTGTAAAGCAGACTGAGCTTTTACCATTAAAGCAGCCTCTTGTGCGTCTTTAATAGCTGGATGATTACTAATGCGAGCATCCATTGCTACAGTAGGTTCTTTAAAAAATGTATCGTTAGGATCTTCATCAACTACAGGCTGGTCTGTCGCTTTGTTTTTAAGAAGTTCACGTTTTGTCATTTCATCAAAAAACTTACGATGCTCACCAACTTCTCTGGCTTGCTTTCCTATAAGTTTTTCAGACTCTTGGTGCATTTTGATAACATCTTCAAAAGACTTACCTCGATATTTCTCAGGTAATTCAGGTTGTTCTTGAACAGCTTCTACTTGCTCTTCAGGAGCCTGTGCTTCTATTTTCTCTTTTTTAGATTCTTCACCTACCTCATCAGGTGTAAAGTCAAGGTTTTCTTGTAACGGATCTTCAAACTTAGCCATATATAAAAACTCCTGTCACTATGTGATTATAGGATATAAAAAATGCCACTGGACGCTCAGCCTCTGCGTTTTTCAGCGACTCTTGTTGCTTCTTCGTGTTTTCTAGCCCAAGCATCTGCAGCAGTAGGAAAATCACCAGTGATTCCTTCTAATGCAATACGCGGTGCTGAGATAACACGAAGTGACTCACATTGACAAGTAGGACACGAAATTGTGGTTACCTCCTCATCAATGTAATTCTCTGCGGTGTGGTTTTGTTCACACCTAAATTCATACATTCTCTTAGCCATTGTTCATCTGCTCCCACGCTTCCTCAGAAAGTTTTTTGAGAGTTCTGATCCAATGCAAAACATCTAACTGACCTTTACGAAAGTGTAATTCCTCAAGGCTTTGTGTAGCCATCAAATTGTTTCTTTCTTCAATCATCGTTTCAACATCTGTCAACAAATCTGTGTAGCCTTTTGTTCCCATCATGTTGAAGCGTTCTTCGTAATACTCTTGGAGTTCTTTATCCAATAGGAGTTCTCCTGTAAATGTAAATAAGAATCATTCCTATTTACTTGAGGCTTATCCTACCACAAATAGAACAGTTTGTCTAAATTATTTGCTTATATATCTTTTGATTATAAAAAATCGTATTTATATAACAAAATAATTGTACAAAGTGTTTACTTTTCTGAAATTAAGTCTTAAAATAGATTCAACACTTAAGAAACACACAACAACTAGGAGATAGAAATGACAACATATAAAATTTACCAAGTTAACTTTGACAGTGATTTTTTCAGAGACCACAGATTTTACGGCTGGGACAACACTGACATCTGCACCAAAAAAGATGTTAAAAACGCAATATACGGTGGAGACTACGATTTCGTTGGTGAGATGAGCGCTGATGATCTTAACGAGTTATTTCACATCGGCAACACAGGCGGACAGCCAAACGGAGCTGCCAGCCTTTCAGTTGGAGATGTGATTGTTGATGAACACGGAGGAACAATCGTAATCTCTCCAGAAGGTTTCGACCTTATCGGTTTCGATTTAACAGCTTAATTTTAACGGGACTTCGGTCCCAACTTTTAGGAGATTCAAAATGAAAAAATACACATACAGCGATCAACTTTACTCAGACTTCTACAAAGATGTTTACGGTTTCCGTCCTAGTCGAGATGATTCATTTTATGCAGCATCACCCAAAATCAAACAAGCTATGTGGGATGAACTTGGTGAAATGTTTGAGCGTAATCAGAAAATTGAAGAGATGCAAAAAACTAAGTCAGTCGAAAACTTTAAAGAGTATCTAAATCATTTTGATAGTTATTCTGAAGCTGTTAGTAATATTGTCGAGTTCAATGATTTTCAACACCCATTAGATGTTGAGAATTATGTTTGGAGTCTAAATATTTTGTTCACTGACTTTGGAAAAACTTTTCTTAAAGATTTAATGCATAACTTTGAGAAAAGTTATGACTCTGCTAATGAAATCCCATCTTGTTTTAAATAAGGAGAAATAAAATATGTACATAGAAGATTTTGAATATGAACCTACTTTAGAAGAACTTTACAGAATTTATGTAATTAATAACAGTGGTGAAAAACTAGGATATCACCACAAAACAAATAAACCGCTCATGAATTTTAGCGACTGGCAATGGTTCAGAGAGGAATAGAATTTTTAAACTAACAACAAGGAGATTCAAAATGAAATTAATCAGAACACGACACTTCGACAACACAGTTAGATTAGTGCTAGTTGGTCAGAGAGGTAGAAAATGGACTAAGGCAGTTGTACTGACTACACCGATCAGAGTCGTAAAAGTGGATAACAAAATAGCTGACCGCTTTGAGACTTTCGAGGGTAGCATCCCAAAAGCAAAAAGGTTAGCTAGAGAGTTTGCTTCTTGGACCTACTCAGAAGGCTTACCAAAAACATTAACCAATTTCTTGAAAGGGGCGTAAGCCCTTTTCTTTATTGAGTCATTCTCTTCTCTTGCATTTGCTTATCGACTATCCTCTCTTTTGATTCAATATCTTTTTCTTTAATCATCAGATCAGCAATCTTAGCTCTCTTAGTAAACTCTTCAGTGTCCTCGTCTTTAATGTTAGCTGACAAGTTTCTAATCATGTCAGTCTTAACCTTGTCCTCCATCAGAGAAGCCTCAACCATTATCTTCTGAGCATTGGCTTGTGCCTCTTGAGCATCAGCCATAGACTCTTGCGCTCTGGCTTGCAGTTCAGCAGTCTGAGCAGCAAGGTATTGAAGTTGCGCTTGCTGTGCTTGCATCTGCATCTCTTGAGCCTGTGGATTAGGCTGCGACATTTGCTCTAACTGAGCCATTAACTGCTCTCTGTTTAACAGACCAGAGGTAGACACGATGCTCTTTAGAATGATAGGAACAATAGGAGACTTTGGTCCTAGTGTTTGTAACAAACCAATCAACTGCTGCTGCTCATGCTCTCTGGCTAAAGCACCAATAGAAGACATCGTAGTGAACTTGAAGTCTTTCATCGGATAACGTTCTGGGTCGAACTGCATATATCGATACGCAACCTTTTTAACCATCGGTATGATGAAGTCATCCTGAAACGATGCCATCGCTACCTTGTTCTTTTTAACGATAGCAGACATGGCTAAAGACATTCCCATTCCGTTGTTTTGTCCTCCTCCTGCTGCACTCTTGACCAACTCTGCAGAGTCTAGTGTGCCTGTAGCTTGTAGCAGCATTGCCTCAAAACCTTTTGCTGTTTCATAATTTGAAGCATCTGTAGATCCGAACTTGAACGGTTGTAATATTTCTGAAGGATTGCCGTTAGTCAGTATGTTTTTACCAGCTCTGACTTCAAACTTCATACCTCTCGGTAATCTAGTAGCATCTATGCCCATCATAGGTGCTGTAGTTAGTGCAAGGGAGTCCATATGAGAGCGTAGCTGAGCATCAACAGCCTTTTGCATATTATATGCCTTCTCTACTGTTCCAACTCCGTAGAACAGCTTAGGACGCACTTCAGGTCTATAAATGACGATTGGACGGTCTTCCATCATGTAAGGAGAGCGTTCTGCCTTCAAAAGTTGAGAATCATTGGCAATAACGATGACAGCCTCGACTAAATCAGCCATTTCAGCAGCTTCATCGTCATCTGGGAACAATTCTTCTGCTTTTTGCTCTACTTCACCTGAAGATTCTAATAAATCTCTTGGAACTAGCCCATAATACCGAATTACCTTAACTTTATCGTCTTGATACTCAGTTGCTTCAAGTTTAGACGGTTCTATATCGTCATCTTCATAATATGGTTCGATATCTACCTTTTTATAGACCCCAGAAGCCATTCCACGCACTATTTGATGGTAACTGATGTATTCTTCAACAGCTACACCTAAAGATTCATCAACTGAGTCAGCATTTGGGTCTACTAAGAGATTACGAGGATGAACAGGCTTAACTTTGACTGTTACCTTCTCTCTTTCAGTAACTCCTACCTCTGCCATGCCTTGTTCTGGCATTTCTTGGGTAGTAGGGATACGTTCTAGCTCTGTTTGAACTAAAACTTCCCCTACACCTGTCCCATACAGCTCTGCTAGTTTAACAATCGATGATACGTTGTTGATGTAAGCGTTGTTATGCGTGTCTTCTAGCAGAAGAGACTGCATAAGCTCAACATCTGCACTGTTTTGATCTAATCCGTCATCACTTATTTCAAACAGTTTTCCGGATCCAGCAAAGCCTTCCATAGTTTCCGCAACCCTGTTATCAACAGCTTGACGGGTAGCAGGACTAATGATTTTACTACGCTCACTGTCCCTTGTACGATCTTCCGCAGCCCAAACTCCATAATATATCCTTTCATATTCATCCCACTTGGTTTCATAATTAGAGTCTCTCCAGTCTCTCCACTTGTCACAGTGGTCAACCACGAAAGACACCAGATCTTTCTCACTTTGTGTTTCAGGTGCTTCTTCTTCCATGAAATCTGTGTTGTAGTTTTCAGCCATATTTATTTCCTATTCAATGATTGTAGCTTTAGATGTAGGTAAAGTATTAGACAACTGGTTCATCATACGATCAAACATTTCTCGTTGTTCTGGAGTATAAGCAACTTGATTAAATTTATCAGACCATTGTTTAAATGGATAACCTCTAAAATAAGCTGGTAGACCTGTCATTTGTTCCCATTGCTCATAAGGACGCTTTTCGCCTTTAGAAACGTAATGTTCGTACTGTCCTTTTAATCTTTGTTTTTGTTCTGGAGACATTGATTGAACAAAATCATCGTAATACTGTTTGTATTCAGGGTCATTGTAAATAAGCCAATGACTTGTGACATCTCCTAATACATCAAGAGGTCTAACATCTTCATTATAAATCTCTACACCAAGTTTATTGATAGGTAATTCTCTAGGTCTTGGGTTATTTGGAGATCCTTTTTCATTTGGAGGATAAAACTCTAACATTCTTTTTTCTTCAGGATTAGGAGATATTTTGTACTCAATTCCTAAATTTCTAAGAGCAGGATACATTTCCATTGCTTGTTCAAATACGTCTCTAGCCATATTAATATCCTGATATCCAATCTAAGGGTTCGTATTCATCATCTAAATCTTCAAAGTACATCACTGCGTTAGCTATCTGAGCAATTAAACTTACTGAGTCAACCATATCATCATGTATTCCTGTGGTAGGAAAGTTAAGCAGCTCGTCTTTAAACTCTTTAACCCAGTCACCATCACAAAGCTCTACCTGCTTATGCTCAAACCTACCCTGCAAAGCACCTACGACTCTGTCTACTTTACTTCTGTTACCTATCGCTATTTCTTCTATTCTTGGGTATATGTTTTGTTTTAACATCATCTCGGTTAAGTAGGGCATAACAGCTCTCATCAAAGAACCTTTTTCTATTCCAATTACCTGAATGCCGTATAACTGGGTGTGCTTTAGGATTCTCTCGCATACTTCCTTAATATCCCACCTTCCTGCATCAACCTTATCTACCCACCATTTATTATCATCTCCTACCTTGACAATAGCTATAGACGTTTGGTCTAGGTACTTCTTCTTGTTACTGGCTTGCTTCGATACGTTCTCAAAACCTGCCAAGTCAACAGCCATGTAATAAGTACCATTCTCTGGCTCATCGTCTTTATCTTTCACTATCACCCAGTCTTCTTTAAATATGTCTGACTGTGGTGCTTCAAAGTTAGCCATGAACTCCTGCCTAAACGCAAACGTAGACATTGTTTCTTTAGCTACTTCAATCTCTTCCTTATCTAGTAGTGGATTATCAAAGCTAGTAAAGTGCCATG